CATTCCTGTAGGCGTTTGGCTTTGGCTTCACCGGCTAGTGGTATGTCTTTTAATTCAGGCTGTTTGGTTTCTATTTCTTTCAGATACCACGGCTTCTTTACTTTGTCCGGCAACACTTTGCACAGCTTATTGAAGACGTGCTGGCGGTGGAATTTAAGAGGCGTTTGTGCGAACTCTAAAGAGTCTGTCATTCCATTGGTATAGACTTTTAAGGCTACATCTTTGAAGGTTTCAGGCTTATGGTTCATGCCAGCTTGTTCAAACCATCGTTCATCGGATGTTAGTTCTATGAACCAGTCGCTAAAGTTTTTCATCTTTCTTCGCATTTAATACTTTTATCAAATCGTCGATTGTGATAGTAGTTAAAACCATTGTTTTCACATTTTCAAAAATTGCAGATGGGTGTGTTTTTGAACTTTTAGAATTTACTGACATACGAATGAAGGCAAGCTTATCAGCACTACTCCAATTCTTGAAATTTTGGCGTATGTCATTCATTCCATAGTCGTAAAAGTCACGTAGTTTGTCTAATTCCTCTGCGGTAAATCCTCGGCCCGGGTTTCCTTTGATAAACCTTCCCCGCTTACCTTGCCATTGATTCCATCGCTGACATGAATTTATTTTTTTTAAAATAATTTCTGAGTCTGTGTTTTTCATAAAAATTTAGCGTAAAACCATTACCGTGAATTACGGTCAAATATATCAAAAACGTATAAAAAACCGCGTCTATACGATTTGAAATTGACTATACCCATGCACTACATTTAAATCATTAAACGAAACCATTATGAATGAAATGTATTTAAACCCCAGATGGCAGCGTAAGCGTCTCGAAATTATGTCACGCGACGATTTCAAATGTACTCGGTGTGGGTGTGACGACTTGCCTCTTCATGTTCATCATGACTACTACGAATGGGGACGACTCCCGTGGGAATATGATAATGTTTATCTGAGAACACTGTGTGAATGGTGCCATCAAGAACATCATCAAAGACAAGCGGCTTAAACATAGCTCTGCCTTTCCCGTGAAATACCTACAATGACATACAAGACTTAAATAATCTTATATTTGTATAAGTAATTCAGGGTTAATGAAATCCTATAAACCATTGGATTCCATTCTGCCTAGTATAAGACTCCTGCATCCCGTAACAGCAAACTGAAAGATAGGGGTATCAAAAGTTTCACGGCCAGGTTGTCGGCTAGGCAGAGCCTGGAATTTCACTTTCAGTTTCATCATGCCAGCCCTACCTTTTAATCCTTTGGGCTGGCAATAGTCTAGTACTAAGCACTTGTTTTTAAACCCTTATGGTCGGGTAAGGCTTAACAAGTTTTGCAAAACCTATACAATAAAAAAAGCCCTAACTCGTTGGGCTACTACTCCCGCTGAATTAAGGCTTTGAAATTTCTCTATAGAAACCGCTCCAAAGGTAGTAGACGAACAGTTCATTTCAAACTTAAATATTTACTTCCAAAAGTTATCCACAATTTATACACATTCGGTGCACAAAGGTTAAAAGGCATATTCCAGGCATTTATTGTACTGGTACCTACCCATAGCCACAGAAACGCACTGTTTGCATTTGCCGCGCCTAAAGTTGTAGACCCGCAATACCCCAGATTTTGTTAAATACTGTTTAAACACTTCCGGGAAGCATTCAGCAGGTTTCTGCCTATGGCAATTCGTACATTCCTTAACCATAAACTATCCTGCAAAATGTGTAAAGTAAAATACAGGTAAGAATAAAGGCTACTAACGTTGAAGCCATCAAGCTCCAGATATGCAGCCATTTTGAGTCTAATTTTCTCATGGTAGTTTTGATTTAAGGTGTTCGATTATTTTCTCTGTCTTTGAATTGTAATAATCCGCAAATTCTTTAAAGCCCTCCGGTTCCTGTTGGTGCAATAAATATAACACCGCCCGAATCCGTTGGCTTTGGCTTTTGGTCTTCGTTTCCCCGTCGATGGTATCTACCTGGTCCAGTTCCTTTTGGGTTATAATATCTTTAGGACTCAAATAGGTCATGGTCACTTTACCACGGAAGGAGAATAACTCGCCAGCTTTAGACGGGGTAAGCTCCTGCGTTTCAAGTGTCACAGAAACCGACCCATCTTTAAGGCTTCGAATACTGGTTATTATCGTCGGTAATAAAAGGCCGTTCACTTGATGAATACTTTAAGCCCTGATGTCGATTTCTTTGTCGGTGGTTTGACTGTAATAATTTCCCCTGTCATAGGATCCACAATTGTAGTAGGCCCCGGCAAAGCCTTCAAAAACATTTCCCGTTCCTTTCTTCTTTCGGCTGCGGTCCTTTCTTCAATGTGGAACATCTCCCAATCAGGATCTCCACACTGTGAATAGTCATAGCTAGTTGCAACCTCAGCTTTTTCGATAAAATTACCCATGAACTCAAATTTGGTTTCAGGATATTTACCGGCTTCGGTTAACAAGTTATCCTGTATCTTTTCAGTGATAATCTTAAAGGCTTTTTCCATTCCTCTAATCTGAACCAGCAACCACAGCGGGTTTTCTCCATCATACTTCACCGACTGGACCACACGGTTAGCAAATTTATTTACCTGGTCAGCCGTTGATGGCATTAGGTGTATTACTGAATTAGGCGTCATGTCATCCATAGTCTTAAAGTTTAGAAATCATTTCTCCGTAGATAATATCAAATGTTGCTGGCAGTGCTTTCATTTCCACTTTACCGGCTACTACTAAATCTTTAGCGTAGGCCATAGCAAAAGAAATCATCTGAATACGTGGCTCCACCTGTGGGCGTCCTGCGTTAGGTTTAAAAGCTGCGGCTTCGTTTGGCAGAGTAATCTTAAAGTACTTCTTACCGGCTTTGCTTTCCTTTTCTTCGATGTTGTAGTCAATCTCCTGACCTACCACGAACTTAATAGCATCGGGGCTTTTGGTAGAATAGTATCCACCCTGCCCGTTCTCGAAATCAATAGCGAACGATGTCGCACCATAGCTGTCGACCTTGTCGAACTTGGTAATTTTTTTAGGTTTACTTTTCATTTCGGTTTATCCGTTTGTTTTAAATGATTCGTCATTATAGACACAAATAGCTAAAACTATTGTGCTAACGATTAAAGAGAGAAGAATTGTGATTACCATAATTGATAACTGGTTAATGAATTAAAGGGGAAAGCGTAAACGGTTATTTACTCCAACATAACGGAGTTTAGAGAAACCCCAATCAATGGTATTGTCCGCGTTCAGCGTCTCGGATTGTGACGGAGTCCATTTGCTCCAACCCATACCGTAACCATTGAAAGAATAATAACGGGAAAACCATTTACCATCCTTACGTCCTACTTCTACAGCACGACCTTGTGAATCAAATCCGCTCCAATATTCTTTACCCACAGCAGAAGGGAGGCTAGAAAGCCTCTCCTTCAATTCACTGCGCTCTTTTACAGCAGCAGCCCAGATAGCGGCACTCGCTGCGCTAGAGTCCTTGTGAGATGCTGAGATGATTGAGGACAACTCAGCGATACGGAGGGAGATAGAAGAAGAGACCATAAGAAGTTCCCGATGTAACGCCTCGGTGACGGGCTTTGTGTAAAGTTGTCCGGGATAAGCCCCCGGACTCGCTCGCTGGTTCAGGTTCCCAACTCCCTCGGACTCTCTGGCGTCCCGACTGCCGTATTTGATGAATCAAAGGTATGCTATTGTAATTTCATGCGCAAGCAATTCATTAAATTTATTTTAAAGTTTTTTTTTGTGCATAATTCTCCTAATATTTGTAGTGAAATACACGAAATATGGTAAAAACACCGAAAAAACGTAAAATTGGGCGTCCAAAGGGCACTGAAAAGGCTCCTGTTAATATATTTATGAGGATAGAACGGGCGCAGAAGCTACGGGAATATGCTGCCAAAGAGCAGAAAACTATTTCAATAGTGGTAGAAAATGCACTTGAAGCACAATACGGAATATGATTCGTTCACGTTCAATTAAGAGAGCCAAGCAGGAAAGAGAATACGCCAAGATTAGGAAAGCGTTTCTTTTCTGTCATGTCAAATGCCGTGTAGCCGGATGTGATTCACCAGCGGTTGAAATTCACCACATGAAAGGTAGAATAGGCGACCTGTTAATAGATGAACGGTTCTTCCTTCCAGTTTGCAGACCACATCACAACTACATAGAAAGCCATCCAGCAGAAGCAAAGGAACATGGGTACAGTTTAATTAGAACAATATGATATTTATAGTATTGATAATTGTAGTGGCTTTAATTTTTGCATTCATAATGCGTAGAGAACTTAAAAAGATACTTAAAGACATGGAAGACTAATATGGAAACAACAGAAACCAAAAAGCCATCTAAACATATGCAAGCTGCTCTAAATCAGCTAACTAAGCAGGTAGAATGGTTCGAACGTAAACGCGCTAAACTTCAGGATGAAATTCAAGCCCGTGAAAAGCAAATAGACGAGCTTTCAACCTCAATAGAATACATCTCTGAACAGATAATTAAGTTAAAAGGATGACCTACTTAGCTAAAATAATGTATAGGGTTCCTGAAACTTTGTTCTGGATTAAATTCCATGTATACCGTGAAGGTCATTTACTTATCGAAGCTAATTCAGACTTTGAGGCTAGGGAGAAAATGAGACAGCTAAAGAATGAAGATAGTACTATCGCGTTCTACCAAATTGACAAACCTATTTAAATTGTATCTTTGAATATGCCCGAAGAATACGAAAACGGACGAAGTAACGGCAGGTTTGCACCTGGTAACAAGGCTGCAACCGGCAGGGGTCAAAACAAAGTATCCACTAAGGTAAAGGAGACTATTGTTAACTTCTTAGAGGCCAACGTAGACAAGATACAAGCGGATTTTGACACACTTAAAGCCAAAGACCGCTTACAGTTCATTGCTGAAATTCTGCCCTATGCAGCCCCTAAATTAGCTTCAATTCAACACGAAGGAGAAGTCCATGCCGGAATCACAATCAGATTTGATGACTCAAGAGATTACGTATACCCTTCCGAAGATCAAAGTAATACAGGAATCCCGGAAAGCGTTTAATGCCGGTTACCGTATTATCGTAAATCAAGGGGGAACCCGTTCAGGCAAGACGTTCAGCCTGGTGGAGTATATGATACTTTTAGCCCTAACAGGGAAGTACAGTATTTCGGTTTGTTCTGTGGCTTTTCCGCATTTAAGGAAGGGAGCCATGAGGGACTGGCGCAAGATAATGGAGGACTTCAAACTCTATAATCCTGCCAACCATATGAAGACAGAACAGCTTTACACCTATCCAACAGGATCCTATATTGAGTTCTTCTCGGTGGACAACCAGTTGAAGGTACGAGGCCCAGGTAGGGACATTTTATTCATAAACGAAGCCAATATAATCAACTATGAAACCTTCAGACAGTTACTATTACGTACCAAACGGGCTATTTTCATCGATTATAACCCGGCTGATGAGTTCCATTGGATTTATGACAAAGTACTTACCCGGCCAGACTGCTACTTTATAAAATCCACCTACAATGACAACCCCTTCATCCCCAAAGAGCAAAGGTCAGAAATCGAAAGCTACAAAGACGCGGACCCTAACTTTTGGAGAATTTACGGCGAAGGAGAAAGAGGGCATTCTGAAGGCATTATCTTCACTCATTGGCAACCATTCAGCGCAGAAATTCCAGGCGAGATTGGATATGGACTTGACTTTGGGTATAATAACCCTACAGCTTTATGCAGAGTTGTCCAGTTTGCTGGCGGAATACAGGTTACAGAAGAATTTTACCAGTCAAAAGTGACAAATAACGACTTAATAGAGGTTTTAAAGCAGTTAGTCAGCCCTTATGACCCTATCTACTGCGATGCAGCCGAACCCCAACGTATTGAGGAGATAAAACGGGCAGGATTCAAGGCTTTGCCAGCAAATAAGGACGTAAAAGCGGGGATAGACTTCATTAAAAGCCGGAAACTGTTCATCCACCAGGGGTCAGTCAATCTTTTGAAGGAAATTAAGAGCTATAAATTCAAGGTGAACAAAAACAAGGTAGGAAACACTCCAGAGGAGCCTTTAAAGCTAAATGACCACTGCTTTACAGGAGATACTTTGATATGGATGCATGATGGGTTAAAGCCGATCAGAGAAGTTAACGAACTTGATTTAGTTTATACATCAAAAGGGCTTCGGTTGGTCTTAAAACGATGGCATAACGGACTGAAACAAATAAAAGACTATTGGTTGCAATTCGATACGTTTAGTATACATTTGCAGTGTACACCGGATCATTTAATTAAAACCAATAAAGGATGGACACGGATTTCCAAATTACAATCGGGGATGACTTTAAACTTTATCAGTGCTTTAACGGTAGAAAATATACACTCCATCCCGGAGAGCGATATTTCAGAAGACATAAGTATGCAATGCATTGGCACGTCTGGGAGTTTTACCACGGAAAAAGGCCAAAAGGATTTCACGTCCATCACATTGACGACGACCCCTGGAATAACCAGCCGGATAATCTACGTCTCGAAAAATCATCCCATCACCTCTCAGAACACGGAAAGCGAAGACACAAAGACAATCCAGAATGGTCTAAAGAATTTTACACAAAAGGGATTGAAGCAGCTAAAGAATGGCATTCAAGCCCTGATGGCATTGCTTGGCATAAGGAACAGGGAAAGAGAACTTGGATTGATAGACAATACGTTGCAAAAATTTGTCAATTATGTGGAAACGAATATAAAACAAGGCACGCAGGATGTTCAAAGTACTGTAATCAGAACTGCAAAGCTAAAGCAAATCGTAGAAGGAAAAAGCAGATGGGAACAGGTGTATGATCTTACCATTGATGACGCACACGAATATTTTGCCGGGGGATTACTTGTACACAATTGCATGGACGCAATGAGATACGCCGCGATAAGTTTCAAGAAGAAGAAAACAGCACTAAACATCAGTTTCAAATGACAAATAAGATATTCAGGTGGTTTATATTGATGGCGCTGTTTATTTGGTTCTTGACCAGTTGCAGTGAAGAAATAGGACCATGTCACGATTCAGAGGTGCAGTGCAAGAAGCTTTTAGAACTCAGTAAACAAACTACCGGCGTTGAAAGCCAAAATTACTATCAACATTACCTGGCAGAAAAGCAATTTCTGGAGAACTGTTACGACATAAACGGCAAATAAAAACCGCGAAAATGGCGCGTTTTCTCGGCAAAACAACACTTGTTTGAACAATGATAACCTTTAAGATACTAGGCAAGAAATATCCACTCCCCACCCGCTGGGAAGACCTTACTTATACTCAATACCTCTTCCATCTCTATCCAAGAACCCTATCCGAAACGGTATCCTGTTTCACTGGCATTCCACGGGAAACATTGGAACGTTCCACGATAAAAGGACTGGAGAAGATTAGCCTAGCTCTGGCCTTTATGACCATCAGCCCCAAGTTTGAACGGACGCCAATGGTAGGGAAATACGTTCTTCCGGCAGACATTACTATCCAATCACTCGGACAGTTCGAAGACCTTCGTGGACTATTGAAGAAGCTCCCACAAAAAAAGATGGCCGACTTTGAATTTGAAGACCATGAGAAGACAGCCGACTTATACCTAACAGCGTGCGCTATTTATCTTCAGAAAGTAAAAGACGGGGCTTACGACTATACCAAAGTAGCTGCCGTGAAAGAAGAACTTAGAAATTATCCATGCACCGAGGTAATCGGAACGGGTGCTTTTTTTTTGTACAGGCAATTGAATATATCACCACCTTTAATGACTCGCTTCCTGATTCCTCTTCTACGCCTGAAGAAGTTAATTCAGGGCTTACCAGGTTATCAG